TTCTTCTAATGTAGCAACAACAGCAGCTTCAATTGCATCTCTTTGAGTTTCAACTCCAGAACCTGCGGTAGCATGAGTAATAGTAATTACTTTTCCTGCTCCATAAGTAATAGTAACAGTCGTAGTAGATGCTTGTTCGATAAGTTTAATGTCTGTAGCCGAAACGATTTGAAATTGTTCGTTAGTTACAGGAATGCTTAAAAATTTTTCCATTTTATATTTTTTAACGTTAATAATATTTTGCAAAGATAATAAAAAAAATGCACCCTTATCGAGTGCATTCTTGTAGTAATGTATGAAAACTTACAGCTTGTTTTCCAGTAATCTTAACACTTCGATACCTTCGTCTGACTGTAGGAATGATGTTAAAATAAATAATGGATCCTCACCGAAAGGGACTGTCAATAATTTTTTCTTGTTCTGAGCTAAGTTGTAGTAGATATCTCTATTCTTATTTCTAAGAGTTAATAAGTTTTGATCTAAAAATTTAGCAGCAGTGTTTTGTAATTCTAGCATCGGGTCGTTTAATATCTCCAAGAACTCCTGAGGATTTCTTTTAGCGTAAATTAAAACATCCCTTTTAAGTTCTACTGTAGACATCTTGTCGATTTTTGATCCCAATAATACACGAGCAACAGTCTCTAGTTTTTCAACCGTTAAATCCCTTGCTGATATCTGAGCGTCTAACTCGTAGTTTAATTTGTCAACATCCGAGTAAGCATCCTTCTCAGTGTTAACCTCTTCAAATATTGTTCCGTTCCCAGGATGGTAACTTAAAAACTCCTGCAATACAGGGTTTGTTCTTGAAACAGTTAATGCGCCATCGACAAATACAATAGGCTCTAAAATTAGATTACCATCTTGCATGTCTTCAAAAGGACTTTTTTGATTTTTAGCGTATCTTAACGCTCTGTTTGTTTGCTTTGTTTCATCAAAATAAAACAGGTTTGATCTGTTTGTGTTTTTAGATGGTAGCATGTAGCTCAAAGGCTTGAACTTTCTTTTTAAGACATAGATTTTGTCTTCTGAAACTTTTACTGAGTTTTTCATTTGATATGATTTAATTTGTTTTTAATTTATTAAAATAAAAGAACACGGCGATAATCACCGTGTTCTTTGTATTATTTATTCTAGTTTTCGAATAACACGAAGTTATTAGCACCTAAAGTACATAAAGCTCTTTCTGATAAGAAGTGAACTTCCATTGCATCTAAGCTTGAAGTAGAAGCTCCACCAGCAGATCCAGTGATCCACGTTTTGTAACGTCTGTCTTCAGTTTCAGAAGCACGGTATCTTACGTGTAAGAATGGTCTCTTAGCGTTTTTACCTAAAACTTGGTCGTAAACAGTTGTAGAACCAGCAGGAACTAAAACTCCATTTACTGCACCACCTGTAATACCACCACGAGTAGTAGCATCATTTAAGTATTTCCAGTCAGTTTTGTAGAAGTCATAACCTCTTCTGAATCCTGTGAATCCTAAGTTTAACGCCATGTCTTTATCATTGTCGAATAAACCGTATGAAGTACCACCAGCTCCGTAAGAGTTTTGAGCAGCTAACATATCATCCATGTCGAATGAGAATTGACGGTTAACAAATAATGCATTCTCTTGAATAGCACCTTGCTTGTCTAATCTTTGGATAATTGAATCGAAATCAGCTAAAGTAGTTGGGTTACCACCAGCGTAAACGTTTCCTCTTTGTCCTACAACATAGAATAAACCTTCAGAACCTTTGTTACCAACATAACCTGAAGTAGCAGCAGCACCTGAGTTAGTCTCAGCTGGAACAGCTTCAATCATAGACATTTCTAAGTAGTCTTCGAAACGTAAACGAGTTTCATGCTCAGCTTTGATATACCATAAGTAACCTGTTGCTCCATTTTCTGTTGTAACCTCAACCCATCCGATTTGAGCCATTTCAGAACCTGAAACTGCATACTTATCTTTGATGATGATTGGAGAGTTCTCGAAGATGAAATCCGATGGCTCAACTGATTCAACCATTCCTTCAGTTCCTTTTTTAAACTCAGAACCGTAAACGAAAGCTGTAAATACTTTACCAGAACCTGCAACTCCAATACCACCTGCTTCGTAGAACGCAACGTCAAATTCTCCGTTTGCATAATCAACGTCAGTAATGATAGCCTTGTTAGAAACTGTAGAAGCGTTGTCAGAAATGAAAACTGTTTGACCAACTCTGAAAGCGATCTGTCCGCTGCTTGCAGTAGTAGCTCCTGGTACTAATGTATCATTAACTTCGAATGTTGCAGTGTCAGCACCTAAAGTAGCTGTTGTTGTACAGTTGATGTACTTAGTATGTAAACGTCCTTGTTCTGCCCATTTGATAAGGTCAGAGTTAGATGGCATTTCAGCACCAACTGCTCTTAAGAAAGAAGCGATTGTTCTGTTACCATATCTTTCAAACTCTTTTTCGTACGTATCAGGTAAATACTGATTTAAGAAATCGAAGTTTGTAATGTAATTTGATGAAAGAGTTTTTTTCTCTGTACTTGGTTGCAGGTTGAATCCTGGAACCGATTGTAAGCTACCAGCCATTTTTAATTGTTTTTAGTTTTTAATTGTTTTTTACACTTCTAATTTTAAGTCCTGAAGTACTCTCCGAACTGATTGCTTTGATTTGAAAATCATTGCTTGAATATGACTGAGGAGAGTTTCTCGTCTGCATATCAATGTTTTTCATCTTCATGTCTGAACCTTTTAGAGCGTCTGACTTTCCTTGTTCATAGAAAAATTTAGCCATCTTCTCTGGATTCATAGCAGCAGAAAGAGATCTGTGCCACCCAGCGGCGTCTTTAATTAACCCGTCCTCTCCTATATACCTTGAAATAAAGTTGTCAAGGTTTGATTGAGCTGATTTTAATTCATTTGCATCCCCAGGAGCAAACGTAATTGATTTGTCGCCAACATTGAACTCAAAACCTTTGAACTCATTACCGAAAACCTCCTCCGTTTTTTTCTGAAAATACTCAGATTTTTTTTGACCTTCTTGCTGAGAAGCATTTACTTCTTGAACGTATTTCTTGTAAGCCTCGTAGCCTTCTTTTTCTTCGTCAGAAACCAAACCTCCCCTTGACTCAAGAGGTGTTCTGTACTGTTCCTTTAAAGAATCCAAATACTTCTTAGCTTTAGCAAGCTCTTTTTTCTTAGCCATTTCCTTCTTCTTGATATCCCTTTCGTCATCAAGATCCTCGTCATAACCAAACTTATCCTCAATCATATACTTGATATCATCCTCGTCTAAGTCTTCCTCGGTCTGAGCATAGTACTCTGCTAATACTGATTCTGGATCTGAGTCTTCGTATCCTTTATTTAATTTAATAAAGTCGTCTATTCCTCTTCCAGTTTCTTTTTTATACTTTAAGAATGCCGAAACATCCTCTGGCAAATCTTCTGTATTTGATCTTTGTTCAAACAAATCCTCCAAAGAGTTTACCTCCTTATTGTATCTATTCTTAATATACGAAAGAACGTCTTCGTCTTTTAAGTCTAATGATTGACTCTCTTCAACAGGAGGTTCTTCATTAGCTTTTTCTTCATTATTATGAGCCGCTTGCTGGTTCATTTTTTCTTCGTGCTTCTGTAGCAACTCACTTTCAACCTCTTGGACTGATTTTTGTTCAGCTACTCCAATGTCTTTTACAATAAAATTTTCCATTTGATTTAATTTTTGCAAAGTTATTAATAAAATTTATACGCTTTTTAAGCGTTATCTAGGCTCAAACTCAGCTAAATCAAACGCATCCAGACTGTCTTCATTACTCTCGAAGTTAACTGGAGGCAGGTTGTTTTTTCTTTGTTCTATCAACTTAGATTGCTGCGTATTCTGTATGCTTATTCTTTTATCCTTAGCAGCCTCCTTCTTGTCTTCCTTAGACATCTGAAGCTCAGTATCTATACCTCTTAGCTGCATATTAAGACTAAACTCCTTGTCCATAAGCTGCGTTTTAAGCATCGCTTCGTTCTTAAGTTTTTCAATTTCAAAAGCTACCTCAGCTTGCTTGATTTGTATTTTAGACTGAGTCTCGGCTTGTATCTTCATCATAGCTGCTTCAGCTGCCATTTGTTGAGACTGAGCATTTATGTCAGCCTGCTGCTGAGACATCATCATTTGATTTTTTTGATCAAGCTCTTGTTTTTTCTTTCTCTTAAGCTTAAGTATTTGATTAGCTAACTTTATATTTCTAACGTCTCTAATATCAATAGCGTCTTCAAGGTTTATATCTCCTTTAGATAATGCCATCTGGATATTTGCTTCAAGCTGTGCTTTTTCTTCAAGATCTGGAGTTACCTCAATAAATATACCAAAGTCATAAATGTATAAATCCTTAATCTCGTCAAGTATTCCTACGTTGTATTTACCAATCTGTAATATAAACTCATCCTTAAAGTCTGAGTATTCAAGTATATCAGCAACCCTGTAAGAAACAGCTTCTGCTAAAGACCTTGTTATATGTAAGCTTCCTTCTAGTATGTGTCTTGTAGCTGTGTTAGAATTTGCTGACGCAAGCTTTTGTAATCCAACTAAAGAATTAGGGTCAGGCATAGATCCGTCTCTAGCTTCATTTAAACCTGTCACATCTCTAAGCATGCTAAGGTAATGATTATAACTTCCAATT